AGACTGGGGGTATGCAGCGGACCCTCTTGCTTATGCAGTTATGAATTATGATAAAACTAGAAAAAGATTATATATATTTAGAGAAATATACAAGACTAGATTGTCTAATAGCAAGGCTGTTAAATTAATAAAACAAATAGATCCTAATCCAAAGCTTATTATTGCTGATAGTGCTGAACCTAAATCTATAGATGATTTAAAAGATGCAGGTTTAAAGATTAAAGGAGCTAAAAAAGGAGAAGGAAGTGTTGAATATGGTATTAGGTTCTTAGCTGAAGAATTAGAAGAAATTATTATTGACCCAATAAGATGTCCTAATGCTAAAACAGAGTTTTTGGGTTATGAAATAGAAAAAGATAAAAATGGCAATTTAAAAGGAGAATATCCAGATAAAAATAACCATTTTTTAGATGCTACAAGATATGCTTTAGAAGATGAAATAAGACAAAATAGAATGAAGTCTAAAAAATTAAATCTAGGAATCTAGGAGGTGATAAAATGGCGATAAGAAAGAAAACACCGTTTTTTCAAACATCAAGTATAAGTATAGATCCACAAAGCGTGTATAAACTTATAGCTAGACATAAAGAATTTCAAGAGAAGTTCAGAACAAATGAAATGTATTATTCCGATGAACATAAAATACTTTCTAGACAACAAAAGGATGACAGTAAACCTAATAATAAGATAATACAAAGCTTGCCTGCTTATACAGTTGATATAAGAACAGGCTATTTTAGTGGAGAACCTCTTACTTTTGCTTGTGAGGATGAAGAGCAGCAAGAACAAATAACAAATATATTAGAATATAACGATTTTCAAGATATAAACTCGGAGCTTGACCATTATAGCTCAATACATGGTCAAGCTTTTTTAATTGTCTATATTGACGATGATAATAATATAAGATTAGCAGTTGAAACAGCTGATAATTGCTTTGTAATCCATGATAATTCACTATCTAAAAATATGATTGGTGCAATAAGATACTATGAATATGAGGATATAGTTGACAATGAAATAAAAATGGATGTGAGACTTTATACAAAAGATAAAATATATCATTTTAAAGGTCCAGAAACTTCACTAGCTTTAGTTATAGATGAAGATGGAAAAGAAGACGTACAACCTCATGACTTTGGAGATGTGCCAGTTATAGAATTTGTTGAAAATGCAGAAAGAAGAGGATGTTTTGAAAAGCAAATTACTCTAGTTGATGCAATAGAAAGTATATTATCATCTTCAATAAATGAAGTAGAGTACTTTGATAATGCTTATTTACTATTAAGGAACCTATCTGGTACAGAAGAATCAGATATAGATGATATGAAAAATAATAGAGTGTTGTTAGTCGATGAAGACGGAGATGCTAAATTTCTGACGAAAGAAATTAATGATACTTATATACAAAACAATTTAAATAGATTAGTAGCTGATTATCATAAATTAACTAAAACTCCACCGCTGACAGATGAAAACTTTGCAGGTCAAACAAGTGGAGTTGCTCTTAAGTTTAAGCTATTTGGATTAGAAAAAGATATGGCCAAGAAGGAAAGTAAGTGGAGAAAATCTATTCAAAGGATGCTAGAAATTGTAACTAATATCTTAAATATTAAGAATGGAAGTAGTTATGACTATAGAAAAATTAAAATCACATTTACTAGATCATTGCCAACTAATATAACAGAAACTGCTGATATGGTTAGTAAACTATCAGGAATGCTTTCAGATGAAACATTAATATCTCAATTGGATTTTGTTGAAAATGCTAAAACTGAAATAGAAAAGAGAAATAAAGAACAGGAAGAACAAGTTAAGAATATGGATTTGTATAATGATTTTGTAAGTGATAAAGGTAAAGCTATAGAGGAGAATGAGGAATAATGAATTTATATTTTGATACAGAATTTACAGGATTACATAAAGATACAACACTAATAAGTATAGGAATTATATCTGATGACGGAAGAACATTTTATGCTGAATTAAACGACTATGATAAATCTCAAGTTGACGATTGGTTACAAGAACATGTAATAGATAATTTATATTTAACAAATCTGTTTGGAGAAGAAGGAATAGTGTCACCCATTACTTCGACTGATTTTATAATGACAGGAAATATGAAAGAAGTTGCGACAGAATTAAAAAAATGGATAAAGCAATTTGATAATATAAAAATATGGCTAGATTGTTTAGCTTACGACTGGGTATTATTTAATCATTTATTTGGTCATGCTTTTAATTTACCTAAAAACATATATTATATACCTTTTGATATATGTACATTATTTGAAATCAAAGGTATAGATGCGGATATATCAAGAGAGGAATTTATCAATAATTCAGTAACAGGAAATAAACATAATGCTTTATACGATGCAAAAGTTATAAAAGCTTGTTATGAGAAGTTGATGACAAATGAGTAAGTCTAAGCAGTATTGGCTAGATAGAATGCTAGCTAGGGATAAAGCTGCTAAGTTATCAGAAGATAAGCTTCTCGAAGAATTAAACAGATATTATACAGATTCATACATAGCAATAGAAAAGGAACTAAATAATTTCTATGTAAAATATGCTACCGAAAATGGATTATCTTATAATCAAGCTAGAAAAATACTAACTCCTAAAGATATAAGAGAATACTCTTCTAAAATAGGAGAATTGAAAAAGCTATATGAAGAAACAAAAGATATGAATGTATATCTTAAAATGCAAGAAATAGGCTCTAGAGCTAACGTAACAAGATTACAGAGTTTATTAGATTCTATTGATATAGAATTAATAAAAAGTGCTAATAATACTCAAATAAGCATAGAACAACATCTATCAAATATGTATAAAAGAAGCTATAAGCAAGCTTTAGAAGATATAGGAACTAGTAATAAAGCAATTAATAGTAGAGCAGTAAAAGAAGCTTTAAGTTATCCTTGGAGTGGTAGGAATTTTAGTGAAAGAATATGGGGCAATAAAGCTTCTACTATGAATGTGTTGAAGGAAGCTATATCAAAAGGAATTATCCAAGGCCAAAGTATTCAAAAGATGGCTAAAAACATTATGGATAAAGAAAAAGTTTCTAAATATAATGCAGAAAGATTAGTTAGGACAGAAACTAACTTTCATATGACCAAAGGACATATTGATGGATATAGAGAAAGCGGAGTAGTTAAAGCTGTAGAAATATGTGTACATTGGGATGAAAGAACCTGTCCAGATTGTGAAAGCATGGATAGGGAAGTTATACCTTTAAATGAAATAAGCTATGGTAGTAATGTTCCGCCGTTTCATGCTTTTTGTAGGTGTACAGTCGTTCCAGTGCTTAAAGGAGATGATGAATAAATGAAACTACCAAAAGGATTTGAACCAAACAAAGGTAATAAACTTGGAATAACTGTCAGATTAACTGAAATAGATATGTTTGAAAAGTTTATAAGAGTATGTGTAGAAATATTTACAGACGAAAGAATAGATAAGAAAGTAAGAAAAGAGTATGAAAATAAATTCCACGAGATAATAAAAAAATGGAATGAGTAAAGGATGAAATGTAATATGAAAAAAAAGAATTTGAAAAGTTAAAATATGCTTGTGAAAAAGTAGTTGCATTATTAAGATATGATGAAAACTATAATCCTCATATGACAGTTATAATAAAGGCTGATGAAATAAAGGTTGTAAGTGATGAAATGAATATACCATTAAAATAAAAAAGGAGTGAAGTAATATGAATAAATTAAGTACAATACAAAAGAGAGAAAAATTAAATGATGTATACGCAGTAGATGAAGTAGGACCAGGAGGTGCACATCATGAATATGCTATAGAATGGGATGCTGATAATAATGGATATATTAGTACTCAAGGTATAAAGTTTCAGAAAGGTCCAAGAAATGAAGAAAATTCTCAGCATGGCGTAATAGATACTGATTTACTAGAAATAGTAAGACATAGACTTAAATTATTCCAAGCTGGACCATTTGCAAGTGAATATAATGCAAAAGCTTTAGAACATCTAGAAATAGCATTAATGTATATGAATAGAAGAGTTGAAGATAGAATAGAAAGAAATGTATTAGGAACTTATAATAAGTAAAGGTGGATAATATGGCAAATAAAAATACTGTTACACTAGAACAAATAGAACAGATATATAAGCAATCAGAAAAACAGATTAAAGTATTATGGAATAAATGCACTGTAATGGCTGTTCAATTAGAAAATGGATTTACTATAGTAGTTCATAGCGCATGTGTAGACCCTAAAAATTTCGATGAACAAATAGGGTTGGATATATGTAAAGAAAAAGTAATGAATAAACTTTGGGAACTTGAGGGATATAAACTTCAATGTGAACTAGGTAAATTATAAAGTCCTTAGAGGGCTTATTTTTATGTCTAAAACGTGATGATGACTATAAAAGCTTTACGGATTATATAGCTGACGAGCTTAAAGCGGAAAGGAAGATATTTATGTTACAAAATATAGAAAACAAATTAAATATGAACTTACAATTATTAGCTGGAGAAGGTGAAGAAGGCGCTGAAACTAATTCCGGACAAGGTGAAGGTGCTGAAGAACAAACGCAAGGCAATAATGAAGGTTCAGAAGGTAATCAAGAAAACACTATAACTATGACTCAAGAGCAGTTAAATTCTATGTTTGACAAGAAATATGCTCAATGGAAAAAGAAATCAGAAAAAGAAATACAAGAAAAAGCTAAGGAAGTTGAAGAAGCTGAAAAGCTAAAAGCTATGAGTGAAGCCGAAAGGCAACAAGCAGAAATGAAAAAACAATTAGATGAATTTAATAAGATGAAATCAGAAATGGCTAGAGAAAAGTTATTGAATCAAACATCTAAAGAGCTTTCAACTAGAAACTTGCCTATAGAGTTTTCAGAATTTGTAATGGCTGGAGATAGCGAAACTACAATGGAAAGACTTAATACTTTCAATGAAAAGTTTACATCTGCAGTCAAAAAAGAAGTAGATAAACAGGTAAACGAAAGACTTAAAGGAACTGGTAATTTCCAAGATACTCATTTAGATACGAAAACAAGTAATGTTGATACAAGTAAAATGAGTGATGATGAATTTTACCGCAATTATTTTGCAAATAAAAAATAGAAGGAGTGATTTATAATGCCAAATCAATTTATAGAAATAAAAGAAATAGCGAGACAAATATTACCTAGATTAATAGAAAACTTAGTATTCCCTAATTTAATATACAAAGATTACTCAAATGACTTTGTTAAAGGAAAAGGAGCTAAAATACAAGTAAAAAAACCAGTTGTGTTAGAAGCTAAAGAGTTTGACCAAGACTCCGGAACATCTCCGCAAGATGTAGTTGAAGAATCTGTAGAAGTAACTTTAGATAAGTTGGCTACTGTTGATGTTGACTTTACTTCAATACAAATGGTTACTAATGTTGATGATTTAAATAGATTATACTTAGAGCCTGCAGCAGTTGCTTTAGCAGAAAAAATAAACAATGACGGATTATTTTTATATAAAGATATACCTTATGTTTGCGGTACAGCAGGTGCTACTCCAGCTGATTTAAATAGCTTAGCTAATGCTAGAAAGGTATTAAATATAAATAAAGTTCCTGTTAAAGGAAGAGTAGCAGTGTGGGATCCAGAAGCTGATGCTTCATTCTCAACTATACCAGCTATAGTAAATGCAGAAAAGAGTGGAAGTACTCAAGCATTAAGAGAAGGTTCTATAGGTAGAGTTATGGGTCTTGATAACTATATGGCCCAAGGAATAAAAGCTCATGAAGCTGGTTCGTTAGCTGGGACAACAGGAATAAAAGCTAAAGCTAAAACTAATAAAGGATTAGATGTGATCACTTTAACTAAAGCCAGTTTATCAGGCAATGTTAAAGAAGGAGATATAATTTCTTTAGCTAAAAATTCATATGTTGTAACAGAAGATGCTACAAATTCGGGAGATGATATAACAATAAAAATATATCCAGCATTAGTTACAGATGTTTCTACTGCTGATACAGTAGTTATACATGCTAAACATACTGCTAACTTAGCATTTAATCCTAATGCATTTGCATTTGTTACTAGACCACTAAATCCACCAAAAGGTGTTGAGAGTTATACAACTTCATATAACGGAATAACTCTTAGAGTTACAAGAGGATATGATATGAAATATAAGAAAGAAATGCTTTCTATGGACGTTTTATATGGATATAAAACTATGTACCCAGAATTAGCAGTAAGAGTTTTAGGATAAAGATATGGACATATCTAATATTAAATTAAAATTAGGATTAACTGCAGATGACAGTCAAGACGATTTATTATCTATTTTATTAAGCGATGCAATAAACTATATGATGACTTATATAGAAACTGATACTATACCAAAACAATTAGAATTTATAGCAGAAGAAGTAGCTATAAAAAGATATAGGAAAATAGGGAGTGAAGGGATATCTACTGAAAAGATAGATGTCCTATCTACTTCTTATAAGTCAGATGATTTTTACGAATATAAACCACTTATGAAACTTTATAAGGATAAGAATATCAAGGTTAAAAAGTTGAGAACTTTGTAATGGACTATAGAGAAAATGCTGATATAATCATTGAAACACAAAACAACGATGGAGCAGGAGGATGTGAAACTCAAAACAAATATTTGAAAACCATAAAATGTAAAGTTGCTCCATTCACTATTACTGATAAAGACAGTGTAGGTAGGCCTGTGTCTTATTCAAGAAATAAACTTTTTACAAAAGAAAGTATAGTTGATAATCTAGATGATGATTTCAAAATATTATACAATAGCAAATTATATAGCAAAGTATCAATAGCTGACTATGGAAAATGCTATATGATTGTTATGGAGCGTGATAGCTAATGAAAATAACTGTAGATAGTGATTTGCAAAAGTTACTTAAATCATTCAATAATGATAATAAAATAATGAATGAAGCTAGTAATTTAGTTAAAAAAACACTTTTGAATATAGAAAAAGATGCTAAAAGAAATCTTGATACAAATGGAAATGTTGATACTGGAAGGTTAAAGGGTTCTATTACAACTAATATAATAGGTCAGTTTAATGGAGAAGTTTCTACAAATCTTGAATATGCTTCTGCTGTTGAAGATGGTTCGAGACCTCATACAATTACGGGTAATCCATGGTTATATTGGGAAGGTGCAGAACATCCAGTAAAAGAAGTACATCATCCAGGTACTAAGGCTAGCCCATATATGGAGCCTGCAGCTATTAAAAATGAAAAGAAATTTAATGATGATCTAAAGAAAATAACTGAAAAAATATTAAAATAGGAGTTGGTACAATGATTGATTTAGTAGGAATACAAACTAAAATATACGAGTTGTTATCAACTCTTAATTATTCTGTATATGATGCAGTTCCCAAGGATACAAAATGTCCTTATATTGAAATTGGATATTGTGATGCTGATGATGACAGCTGTAAAACTAATAACGGATTAGATGTATTACAGTATATAGATATATATTCAGATTATAAAGGGCAGAAAGAAGCAAAACAAATAGCACAAGAAGTTAATAATCTAATGCAGAATAAAACATTTAATATAGATAATGCAACTGTGTTTGTATATCTTAAGAAAATGAGAATAGCGAAAGAATATGATAACGTGATTAATTCAACTAATGTAAGCAGTAAAGTGAATTATACTCACGTTATTTTAATTTACAGAATTTTAGTGAAGGAGTGATATAGATATGGCAGTAGATGGACAAGCGGTAAGAGGACTAGATTTAATTATGAAAGTAGGAAGTACAGCTATTGGAGGGCAAAAAAATGCTAAAGTATCAATGAAATCAGATGTTTTAGATACTTCCACAAAAACATCTGGAGATTGGAAGAGAAATATAGCGGGAGCTAAGGAATGGAGTGGTTCTTGTGATGGATTTTATTATATAGATGATACAGGATATGATGCAGCAGTAACAGCTTTCTTGAATTCAACAGAGGTTGACGTAGTGCTAGCTAATGAAGGAAGTACTGTTGGATTTAAAGGAAAAGCATTAATAACTGGATTAGATATAGATGCACCTTACGATGATGCAATGAGTTATAGTATGGAGATTACGGGAACAGGTGCATTAGTAGAGGTTACCCCAGAAGCTTAATAAATACTTAATAAAGAGAGGATGAATAAATATGTTAAGAATAAATGAAAAAGATTATGAACTTGTATATGATATAAATGTTATGTGCAAAATGGCCGGAGCTGGACTTGATGTTATGGGAAATGGATTAGAGAATATAGTAGAGTCATTACCTAATCTTAGAAAAGCTTTTTGTTATGGATTAGTGCACAACAATAAAAAGATTACAGAAACTCAAGCAGGGGCATTAATGACAAAGTATTTACAAGAAGGAAACCAAATAAGTGATTTAATGGAAGAAGTTATTAAAGAACTTAAATTTGGACTTGGAATAACTGATGATGCTATAGAAGAAGAAACAGAAGTAATAGAAGAGGGAAAGTAATTAACCTCCTTAAGATAGTTGATAATTTATTCAAGAAGTTGGTCGGTGGTATGAAAATGTCACCGGCTTCTTTTTATGAGTTGACTATTAGAGAAGCAAACTTAGTTTTAGAAGGTTATGAAAATGAAAAAAAAGAGAAATATTATATAGCTTTATACTCAAATTTTAATGCTATTGGTATGGCGTTAGGTGGAAAAGATTTTAAACCATTAAATCCGTTTGAAACTAAAGAGTTAAAACCTCGAGAAACTTCTATAGAAGAAAGAAAACAAACACTTGAATATTTAAAAGAAAAATTTAAGAAGTTTGGAGGTGAGATATAGACATGGCAACAACAGTTGTAAGTACTAAATTAAACCTAGATATAGGCAATTTCAAAAGTAAAATGCAAGATGCTAAAAAATCCATTGAAGATTTGCAGAAAAGTTTTAAATCTGCAGGTGGCAAGAGCTGGGATCCTTTTAAATCTACTGATTTAGGTAAAAAGATAGATGACATCAAAACAAAAGCCGGCAATTTAGGTGAAACATTTAAAGCATTACCTGGTCCTGTTAAAGCTGGTGCAGTTATAATTGCGGTTACAGCATCATTAAAAAAGCTATATGATTTAGGGAAACAAAGATTCTTTGAAGGTTTATCTGATATAAAAGATACAATATCACCAGTCCTCAATGGCATTGGCACAGCTATAAATACAGTTAAACAAGCATTTGCAGAAATTACAGGATTTAATTTTAATTTTAGTTCGATAATAACAACGGGTGCTAACTTTGAACAACAAATGAAAAAGGTTGCAACTATAGCAGGTTCTATTGGTACTGAATCAGATCAATTAATTTCAAAAGCTAGAGAATTAGGAGCAGCAACTACTTTTAGCGCAACAGAAGTTGGAGAATCTATGCAATATATGGCCATGGCTGGATGGAATACTTCTGAAATGCTAGATGGAGTACAATCAACACTTAATTTAGCTAAAATAGGTGCAACAGATCTAGGAACTGCAAGTGATATCTTGACTGATGATTTAACTGCACTTGGTATGAGTGCTAATCAAGCCGGAGATTTTGCAGATAAATTAGCAGCAACTATCACAAGAAGTAATACAGATGTTGTACTATTTGGAGAGTCAATGAAACAAACAGGAGCGGTTGCAGGTGCCCTTGGTGTATCTATGACTGATTTATCAACTTCAATTGGACTTCAAGCTAACGCAGGTATAAAAGGTTCAAAAGCTGGTATGTCATTAAAAAATATGTTAACAAATATGGCAAATCCTACAGATAAAATGAGTGCAGCATTAGAAAAACTAGGAATGACAGCAGACAAATCTGGAAGTTATCTTAAAACAACAGCGGATGGATGTACAGATTTAGAAGCTACTGTTAAATCATTAAAAGAAGGAACTGATGGAATGACAAGAAGTCAAAAGGCTTCTTTAATAGCTACTGTAGCTGGGAAAAATGCATTACCGGGTGTAATGAGTTTGATAAATGCTTCTACAGAAGAATATAACAGTTTATCTGAAGCTGTAGATAATTCAACTTCTACAGTTGCAATGTTTAATGAAAATATGAGCGTACTTGGACTTAGTGGAAAAGATGCAACAGATGCAATACAAAATATGAAACAAGTATTTTCAGATACAGAACTAAGCGCTACTGCTTTAGGACTATCAAGTAAAGATTTAGGATTTTCTATATCATTATTAGGTGATGATAGTAAAGTAACTAAAGATAATGTAGAAGATTTATTAGATGTAATAGATAGCATGAATAATGCGAGTGGAAAAACTGATACTGCATGGAGAAATCTTGGGAATGCTGAAAACTTAGATTTAAATAAATATATAGATTATAACTCTACATTAGGTGAGATAGATAATTCCATAGTAGGTTTAAGCGGTTCTCAAAAAGACCATGTAAAATCATTAATTAAAGAAAATATGACTGTAGATGAAGCTAACAAAGTATTAAAACAATATGGATTATCAGCTAAACAAGTATCTTTATCAACAATGACAACATCTGAAAAAATGGATTATTTAAGAAATTCGCTAAATGGTATGTCAGATGAACAAATGAAATCTGAATTAAGCAACCTAGGTTTAGCAGATAGCTTTGAAGAAGTTAACGAAATAGTAGATATGTCAGATGATAAATATTCTAAGTATAAAAAGAATCTTGAAACTATTCAAGGTCTATCAGATAGAATGGCTAAAAGTATAGACGAAACTACTGTTGCTTCTTTTTATGCTTTAGCTAGTGCAATGGGAGATAGTCTACTTGGTGCCTTTGATAGATTAAAACCAGCCCTACTTGATGGTAGTGAAGCTTTAACAGATTTCTTTAGTACATGGAGAGGTGGAGATGATGGCGATTATAGTTTTAGTGGATTTGAAAAAGGCTTAGATAATTTAGAGCAAAAAGTGTCACAAGCATCTAATAATATTCCTACCCTAATGGATAATATGTTTAGTGGAATAAATAGATTTATCAATGGTGGAGCGTTAGATAGCTTTCTTAATATGGGAACAGACATAGTTCAAAATATTGCAAAAGGAATAATAAATAACAAGGAAAATATAACGGAATCAATTAGTGGACTTATTGAAAAAATTTGCAACTGGATAAATACAAATGGGCCAGCAATACAAGAAGCAGGAGCAACTATTATAGATTCTATTAAAACAGGAATAGCTAATAATGCAAATAATGTTAATAGTGCAGTAGATACAGTGTTTAATGTAGTCAATTCATTCTTAATAGCTAAACAAGATTTACTACAAAGTACAGGTTCTATTGTGGGAGCCACTTTTATAAAGGGAATGGTAAAAGGAATAGCTATAGAAGGTGTTAATAGTATAGGAAATGGCATATTCGCAATAGTTAATACTGTAGGTCAATTCACTGCAGATTTTGCAGGAGCTGCTATAAATTTAGCAACTAGCTTTGTTGATAGTTTTATGTCATTTATATTTGATTGTGGTCTTTGGGATGGAGTGAAACAATCTGTAATGGATTTTGATGTGTGGTTACAAGAACATGGTATGGGTGGTGGAACAACTAAGGCACAGGATGCTGGATTTAACTATGGAAAAGCTGAAGGTGATGGAAGGAATAAAGGATTACAAGAAAGTAAAACTCAAACAGACGTTACAGCTAGTCAGATAGGACAAGGAATCAGTGATAATATTCTCAACAAGCTTGAAACTATGGATGCAAGTCAATTAAAAGCTTTAGAGGATGAATTGAGACGTTTACAATCTACAACTGGTGAGGTTGCAAGTGGAATAGGCACGAACTTTGGAAAGATAAGAGAAAGCGTTAGAACTAATCTTATGGGAGTTACCAATATTGGAAGAAATCAATTTGTAAACTTGACTAATGTAGTTAGAAACCAATGTGTAAATCAAGCGAATATAGTTCGTAATCAATTTACTAGTATATCTAATGTAGTTCGCAATCAATCACAAAATGCTAGGAATTCAGCTACAACAAGCTTTATAAGTATGAGCAAAGTAATATCAACTCAATGTACAAATGCTAGAACTGCAGTTGTATCTAAAATGATGAGTATAAATGCAGTTGTAAATACTCAAGCGTGGAAAGCTAGAGATAATGCAACTAGAGCATTCATGAGTTTAGCAGCAGTAGTTAGAACTCAAATGTCAAATGCTTTGACTTCTGTTAGAAATGCAATGAGCCAAATTGTATCTGCCACTAATAGAACTTTAACTACTAAAGTTAATGTATCAAAGACTATTACAACTACAAATGTAGCTAAAAGTATTCAAGCTAAACCACAAACATTTAACTTTTCTGCAGTTAGAAGCATTCAACCGCGATCATTCAGTTTAGCTGCAACTAGATCCTTAGGAGGAATTAACTCCTTAGCTACTGCTAGTTATGGTTCGCCTGTAGCTTTAGCGAGTACAAGTAGTGGAGTATCTGGAAGTACAACTTATGGAGGAACTAAAGGAACTACTAAAACAAATAGTAAGCCAACATATTTTGAAATACCTTTAGTTGTAGATGGAAGGGAAATGGCTAAAGCATCTGCTAAGTATATGGATGGAGAACTTAAGATCATAAGTAATAGAAATAATAGAAAGAAAGGAGTGTAGTGTATGTTTTATGTAAACTACAACGATATAGATTTAACCGGGATAGTTGATGTTAAAGATGTAATAACAACAGCATTACCTCCTAGAGACAATAAAGCAATAGATATATGGGAAAGGCAAGGTTCTATATATAATGGGTATAAATATAAAGAAAGAGAAATTAAGGTTACATTTATAATACAACCTACTCAAGAAGAAATACTTGAAAATGAAGATATATTAAACAATTATATAGAAGATACTAAAAGAGCTTTTGATGTCGATGGACCTAAAGCTCTTTTTTTAGGAGATGAAAGCAAGTTTATATTTGCAGTACCGCAGGGAGACATAGAAATAAATCAAATAGGAACTAATACATGCGAGGGAGAAGTAAATTTTATTTGCTATGATCCTATGTATTATAGTGAAGAAGCAAAACAATATGATAATGATGATGGTAAATACAGTGTTATCTGTGACAATGAGGGTAGTGTTGAATGTTATCCTGTTATAGATATAGGCATATCCCAAACTAGTCACTTTGTTCAAATTGAAAACCTTAATAATAGCAAAAAAATATTAGTTGGAACTTACCCAGAATTAGCTAATACTACAATGAAAGAAAAATCTACAGTATTAAGTGATAATTGCGAGCAAACTACAGATTGGATAACTGGAAGTTCAAGTGTTGATAGCGATAGAGCTACAAACGGAACTCTTAGTGTAACAAGTAGTGGGCAAGGTATTATGGCTGGGGACTTTGGGAGTAAGTCGACTGGAGCTAATTGGTATGGTACAAGTGCCAGAAAAAACTTAGATACTCAAATCAAAGATTTTTATGTTGAGTGCAATATGAGCCATAATTCAACGGGAATAAGTGGAGACCCAAGTATAGGAAGTAATGATACTGAAACTCCAACAAGTGGAAGTAAAAAGACTTACTATAAAGTTAAATGCACTAGTTTAAATGTTAGAAGTGGTCCAGGCACAAAGTATAGGAGAATAGGTTCATTAAAGAAGAATGCTAAAGTATACCCAAGTTCTATTAGTAAAGGTTGGGCTAAAATAACTTATAAGAGTAAGGTTGGTTATGTTTCAACATCATATTTGAAAAAATGCTACAGTGACAATACAGTGACTGCAAGCAAAAGAAATTATGTGACTAACGTAAGTACCGCAATTAGGAGTACTTATAAGAAAACATCAACTAATAAACGTACAGTTCCTGTAGGTCAAACTCTTAGATGTTACTATAATAAAAAATACTTAGATCCAACTGATAAAAAGAAGAAAAGATATTATTATAAACTTGCGAGCAAGTATAAAGGATACACTGGATATGTAATGGTTGATAATCTTACCCAAGCCAGTGACACTTATTATGAGTATGAAGAAGAGTTAAACACAGCTGATGATAAGACAGGTATGGTTGAACTGTATGGCTATACTATTAACAATGAAAAGTTATTTAGAATTGGATTATACGATGACAACCCATATTATGAGTTCACATATCCACTAATTCAAGTAGGTTCTAAGGACTTCCTAAAGAATAAAACTGTGGCTCCTGCACCTAAGACAAAAACTACCGTTAGTGGAAGTGATGATAAACTAACAGTAACAAAAGATTATCTATTAAGTGGTAGATATGGCTCATGGAATGAATTTTGGGGGAAATTAGGAATTCAAAGAAAAGGTGGAAAGTGGAAAGCATGGGTATATAAGATTAAAGATGGTAAAACAGTTAAGCCGTTAACTAAAAAAGAAGTTAAAATCAGTGGGAGTCCTACAGGAAATCTTGCTTACATTGTTGCATATTTTGGAACATGTGCTGAAAGCTCTGATAAAGCTAGTGGAGTTGCCATAACTCATGTTACAGTTAAAAATCTTAATCCTAAAACTACTACTAACCAAAATGTATCTATATTTGAAGAAGGAGATACATTGAAAGTAGATTGTTACAATAATAGAGTGTATCTTAATGACAAACCTTACAATTCAAAAGTTGATATTGGAAGTCAGTTTTTCCCACTTGAAATTGGAGAAAATACGATAAAGGTTAGTAGTGATGATATTGATATATCTACTTCTGTTATTTTTAATGAGAGGTGGTTATAAATATGACAGATACAGTTTTTATATTAGATAGAAATAAAAATGTAATAGATTATTTATCCAACAACGGAGTGTCGCCAGACGCTCCTTTTTTTGATGATATTTATATTCAAGAATTAAGCAATGGTGCTGAAACTTATGAATTTTCAACATTGAGTAATGCTAGAACTAGTGAAGCATTAGAATTAGGTAACTATGTAGTATTTAAATATGACAATAAGTATAAGATGTTTCAAATTATGGATTTAGAAGATGATCATAAAGATGGTAAACAAATAATTAATTGTTATTGTGAAATGGCTGGATTAGAGTTATTAACTGATTACTGTGAACCTTTTTCTATTGAGGGAAATGTAGAATTATTCTTTAATACAGTATTACAAGATACTAACTGGTCATTAGGTGGGTATAGTTCTTCGTTAGCAACTAATATTCAGCAAGTTAAAGTTGATAAATATACAAATGTATATAAAGTAATCCAGGAAAATATAAGTACTTATGGAAATATAGAAATTGAATATAGAGTTGAATTTGATGGAAATAGATTGCTAGGTTATTTTATAGATGTATACGAGAATGGATATAGAGGATCTAAAGTTTATAAAAGATTTGAGTATGGAGAAAATGTAAGCGGAATTACTAGAAAAAGAAATCTTAATGATTTTGCAAGTGCAATGATAGGACAAGGTAAGGATAAACTTACCTTTAAAGATATAGAGTGGAAAAAAAGTAATGGAGATCCTGCGGATAAACCAAAAGGTCAAGATTTTGTAGTTGATTTAGAAGCTAATGATAAATTTAATAAGCATGGCAAATATATAAAAGGCTTATTTGATGATAGCGACATAACCAATCCTCAAGATTTATTGTTGAAGTCATGGGAAAAGTTGCAAGAAGTAAAAGAACCTAAATTTGATTATGATGTTGATTTAGCACTTACAAGTGTTGAATATGAAGATATAAAAATAGGTGATACAAATTATGTAATAGATAATGATTATAATCCTCCTATATTTCTTGAAGCAAGATTAGGAAAATTGGAAATATCTCTTACAGATGAAAATAAAAATAAATGCACTCTATCAAATTACAAAGAAGTAGTTAGTAAAACAAGAAAAGATATTTCAGAGGATGAAATAAATGAAATAGTAAATACTTATTTTCCTATAGGTGGAGATAAAATAGAGCAAGGGGCAATAGGTAATGGTCATATTGATACTACTTATTATGAATCTATAAAAACAGATATAGTCCAAGCATCAGTAGCAGATGTTCAAGTATTAATATCTAATAAAGCTAATATAACTGATTTGAATGCAACAAATGCTAGTATTGAAAGTCTTAAATCTAATAAAGCTAATATAGAAGATCTTAATGCAACAAATGCAACAATAAATAATCTAAAAGCAGATAAAGCAAGTGTAAGTGAGTTAAGTGCAGTTAAAGCACAGATAGGAACACTTGAAGCTGGAGAGATAGTAGCTGACAAATTACACACTCAAGATGCAAATATAAAAAATCTTACTTCTAACAAGGCCAATATATCAGATTTAAGCGCCACTAATGCAACAGTAGGAAATCTTAATGCTGATGTTGGCAAAATAAATACTTTATTAGCAGGAAATATATCATCATCAAATATTCAAGTAGGGACAATAACTGCAGGTTCTGGAATTATAGCAGATGGTGCAATTGGTAATGCTCAAATTTCAGAATTAGATGCTAACAAAATAAAAAGTGGTACTATAGATACTTCTTTAGTTACTGTACAAAGTGCTGATGGATCATTGACCATAGCCAATAAGAAACTACAGGTATTTGATAATAAAAATGGCACATTATATGAAAGAATAATGTTAGGTGTAAATGATGATGGAAGGTCGGAATTAGTCCTAAGAAGTGAAGATGGGAATACAGTTTTATTAGACGAAAATGGTGTTACTAAATCTGGATTTACAGATGGATTTAATAAAGTAGATAGCAACTCATTAAATGCTATTAAGTTTGAAAAGAACTCTATTATAATACAAATAAATGGCGCTACAGAAACTATCGCTGGTACTCATATTAATGTAGGTGATAGAACTTTGGACGTAGAATTATCTACTCAAAAGAATACAATAGAAGAAACTAAGAAAGAACTATCAACTCAAAAAACTACAATAAGTGCCTTAGATAGTGCTATTAAACTTAAAGTTGATGAACAAACTTACAATACTGATAAGAACAATATGACTAGTGAGTTAAATAAACATGCTTCTGAGATAACTACGATGAAAGGCCAAATAGCTTTAAAAGTAGAACAAACAGACATTAATAATGCTAAATCAGAACTTGAAGAAAAAATAGATATTAAAGTAAGTACCGCAAAGGCTGAAATAAAGTTAACTACAGATGAAATATCTCAAAATGTTTCTAATCTAAGCACTACAATTAGTAAAAAAGCGGATGGTTCAACTGTAACTAATTTATCGAATAAAGTTGGTTCGTTAGAAACTTCTGTAAATGGAATAACTGGTAAAGTTTCTAACTTAGAATCAACTACTACTACTATTGGTGGTAAAGTAGATAAGGCTCAAATAGATGCAACTAAGGGTATAAATGATGCAAAAACTGCCA